GACGAAACAGATCGTTTAGAAAACAACATCTCAGAATTAGATTCAGATCAAGCAGAAATCATTGATAGTTTAATTGGTAAGAAGATTTGGAACATAGAAATCATAGAAAGTGAAAATGAATCTGCAATCAAGATACAATTTTCTGAGGAAGAAACAGATTACATTATCATTTATGGTGAAAATATGGATATGTACGTGTTAAACCCTAAACCTACAGTCACACACTGAAAATTGACCTCTGTAATCGCTCTGTGTTGCACGATCTCATGTCAACCTAGGCTACCCCATCAGAAAAACACGATCGTCTCACCACAACGTTTATAACAAACGAGAGACGTATATACTATGAACAGTAGGTAATGTCACCGCATTTATTGCAGCGAATCAGGATTCCGTTCTCATCATAGATAAAATAGGTCTCACAAGCATAGGCTAATGTACTAAAAAGTACTATCGCCATACTCATCGAGCATATCTTGGTAAGTAAGTTTTTCTTCTTCGGGTAATTGTTCATGGGGTATCTCCTCAATGGTAAAATCATGTCGTGTTTTAGCAAATCGCTCCGCGTCATCCCGTGTATAGAATGCGCGGATTGATTCACCAAACTCATCAATGACTATAAATCTAAATTCCATCCTTCTCTTGCTACTTTCCTTAAGATCTGATCTTGATCCATGTTAGCAACAAAAAGACAAAGTTGCAACAGTTTATTGTCTTCTTCACAAGGCCAATGCGTTGCATCAAACTTAATCTCTGAGTCGATGGGTTCCCAGATTGCATCTTCAATCGCTTGAGTCAAGATGCTGATTAACATTCTAATTGATGGCTTGTGTATTTCTCGGCCATCACTGACATCATGTTGACTATCTACTACGCCTACGAGTTCCATATTAATTATCCTTCTTTCATGTTTTTACTGATGCGTATTACATGTATTACATACATAATAGTATCTCATTTTAAGGAGAAATACTATGTGGACAAAACCAACAGCAACAGAAATGCGCTTTGGCTTTGAAGTAACAATGTACGTTTGCAACAAGTAATTATTGTACATTATATAGCCAGGAGCCTACGTGAGTAGGCTTCTGATTATATCGTTGATCTTATTCTTCACATCTAATACATAGTTCGGTCCAAACTGATTCAATCCTTGTTCATTTAACTGAAAGAACTGCGTCATTTTCTTGACCTTGTCTTCTGTACTAATGTTAGCTCCCCCAATCTTTTCGACTATTTCAATCATGAGCTTGCGCATATGATCTTTGTCTCTGACTGGCACTGGATCTTTGCCAGGAAGATTGAGGGTTATTGCTTTTTTATGGCGGAAACCATTTCCGGTGGTTTGACAGCCGGTGCTTTTGTGGCCGCATTACCATCATCATCTTCAGGTGCAATACCACAGGCTGCCATGAGGCTATAACGTCTGGCATAGGTTAATGCTGATCCATAACCTTGTGCATTGTGTTTATCAGCGGGTACAGAAATTACACCCCCTGAGATTTGTTCACCTGTTTCATACATGAATATGGTTTCTACTTTCACACCATTCTCACAGTCATGCGTTTTTTGTATCAATGCAAAACCATGATTGTTCAGTGCATCAAGTACAGCTTCAACACACCCGGATAGATCGACATACTTTGATCTAAAGTGTGGGTTAGTTGATGTTTTAAGAGCTGGCGCGAACTCTTTTTGCGCTTCTACAAACGCTTTAGCAATCGCCGAAGTTTTCTGTTGTTCCATTACGGTCTCCAAAATAGATTTTCATTATTGCTTTACGACGTGCTTTTGATTTCACACGCGTATCCACAATGCCTTTAAAAAAGAAGTCATCAGTCGCAATCTTTGCTTCCTCTTCCTCCAGTTGTTCCAACTGTTGTTGCCAGTGCCAAAAGTCAGCACCTCTATTATCAAAACTATCCATTGTATTTAATCCTCAAGTTAGCGTTACGTACGGTACGAGCGGGTTTTGCCGGGACAATCTTCTCAGGGACAGCTTT